CTGTAAGTAAAAACAGCATAAAAAAAGAAGATATATTAAAAAAAGCTAGTAACTTAGTTAGTGATGCTAGAGAAGGTACTCATGGTGATGCCAGAGAAAATCATGAACAAATTGCAGAGTTTTGGAATATACTCCTTGATAATAAATTAAAACCAATGGCTTCAATTACATGTGATGACGTAGCTGTAATGATGGCTTTATTAAAAATATCAAGATCAACACAAGGCACGTTTAATCTAGATGATTATGTCGATGCCTCAGCATACATGGCAATAGCAGGAGAATTAAAACATGACAGTTAACTCAGATTGGATAGCACCAACGGAATTCCCGGACTTAAGTGACCGAGAGAAAATAGCAATTGACTTAGAAACATGTGACCCAGGATTAATTAAAGATGGTCCTGGGTGGCCTAAAAAGATAGGTGCGGTTATTGGTATAGCATTAGCAGCTAATGGATTTAAAGCTTACTACCCAATTGCCCATGAGGGTGGTGGAAACATGGATAGTAAGAAAGTTATAAAGTATATTAAATCTTTGTGTGAAGATGAAAATTTAGAGAAAGTGTTTCATAATGCGCAATACGATATAGGTTGGCTTAGTGTGCTAGGCATAGAAGTTAAGGGCCGTATTCATGACACAATGGTAGCGATGGCACTTATAGATGAGAATAGATATTCTTATACATTAAATAGTATATCGTTTGATTACCTTGGTGAGTTTAAAAGTGAAGCTAAACTTAAAGAAGCTGCTGCTGCGTTTGGTGTAGATCCAAAAGCAGAAATGTACAAATTACCGGCTACATTTGTAGGAGAGTATGCTGAGGAAGACGCAAGGCTAACGTTAAAGTTGTATGAGAAATTAGCATGGGAGATTAAGAAGGATAATCTTGACACTATATACGACATAGAATGTAAATTAATCCGTGTAATATTTAACATGACGAAGAAGGGTGTTCGTTTTGATGAAGATAAAGTAGTTGATTTAAATAGTAAATTTAAAAACAAAGAGAAGAAACTTTTAAAAAGAATAAAAGATTTAACTAACCAGGATGTAGAGATATGGGCTGCGGCTTCTATTGCCAAGGCTTTTGATTCAATGAACTTACCTTATGAGAGAACAAGCAAGACTGACTCACCATCTTTTACAAAGATGTTTTTAACTGACCATCCACATGAGCTACCTCGTCTTATAATGCAGGCACGTGAGCTTAATAAATTACGTGGCACTTTTTTACAAGGTCTGTTAAAACACAACACAAATGGTAGAATTCACGCGCACATTAATCAAATTAGATCTGATAGCGGTGGTACTGTATCTGGTAGATTTAGTTACAATCATCCTAATTTGCAGCAGATACCGAGTCGCGGTCAATTTGCTCAAGAAATACGTAAGCTATTTATCCCGGAAATTGGAGAGTATTGGCTTAAAGCAGACTACTCGCAACAAGAGCCCAGGTTACTTACGCATTGGGCGTGTCTCGTCGGACAAATGGGCGCTGAAGAAGTTAAAGAAGCCTATAAGAAAAGTGATCTTGATTTTCACCAACAAACAGCAGACATGGCAGGGGTTGAAAGAAGACTAGCTAAGACTATTGGTTTAGGTGTAATGTATGGAATGGGTTACAACAAGATGGCACGTGAGTTAGATATAGACCCACAAGATGCTAAAAAAATGTTAAAAGATTTCCGAGAAAGAGTGCCTTTTATGCAAGGAATGCTCGAAGCTGTGATGAATCGTGCTAATTCTAAGGGCATTATTCGTACATTACTGGGCCGTAAATGCAGATTTGATCTGTGGGAGCCTACACAGTGGGGTGTACATAAAGCATTGCCACACAATCAAGCTAAAGTAGAGTATGGTGAAGCAATAAAAAGAGCTGGTACATACAAAGCTTTAAACAGATTGATACAAGGATCAGCGGCAGACCAGACAAAGAAAGCCATGGTAGATGTGTATGAGGAGTTAGGAGTGGTGCCTTTAATACAAGTACATGATGAGTTAGATTGTTCTGTTAAAGACGAGAAACAGGCTAAAGAAATACAACGTGTCATGGAGACATGTGTAGAACTAGAAGTACCATCCAAGGCGGATATAGATCTTGGGGAAAGTTGGGGTGGATGATGAGTTGGATATGTAGTGTGTTGCTAATATGTTCTACGTTTAATCCAATAATGGATTACACAAACAATGATGAATTTATTGCAGATGTTAAAACATGTGCATTACATCTTAATTCTTTGTTAGATGATGATGAAAGGGTGCCTGTAAGTTTAGTCATAGCACAAGCAGTTCATGAATCTAATTGGGGTAAATCTAGATTTGCGGTAGAAGGCAATAACCTCCTTGGAATCCGCACATTTGACTCGACAGATGAACAACTAAAGCCGCTAAATAAACCTAATGCGAGCTGGGGGCTTAGGATCTTTGAGACAAAGTGCGAATCCGTTTCTTACTATATGTGGTTACTAAATTATAACCACAACTATTCACAGTTTAGAGAAGAAAGATTATCACAGTATATCAACAACATAATAGACACTGAAAAGCTTGCTATGACTCTTGCAATATATGCTGAAGATGTATATTATACGCAAAAAATCATCCGTACATTACAGAAATTGGAGACCTATGACAGAGACTAAAAAACCCGGGTACAAAGAACAAGGCAAAAGCCGTGCAGCAAATCAAAAAGCTGTTGAAGGAGTTAAACCAGGATTTGCCATTAATCATGAACAAATGGCATTTGAAAGACGTAAGCTTTTAGAAGAGATGTCTAGTAAAATGACTCCTGATAAAAAACAATTAAACATGATGGCAGCAGTAGCAGCTACGGAAGAACCTAAATATTTTAAAACAACTAATTTAACTAAGACGGGAAAACCAGCAGAATATGATGGAACAGACGGAAAAGGTGAGCCACGTGAACCTACCTTACGTATATTATCACTAGGAGCTGGTGTTCAATCATCTTGTTTAGCTTTAATGGCGCAAGAAGGATTAACCAAACATAAACCAGATTATATGATATTTGCTGACACTGGATGGGAACCATCTTTTGTTTATGAACATGTAGAATATTTAAAGAAAGCAATAACGATTTGTCCTATAATTACTGTGGAGCGAGGAAACATCAGGGAAGACCTTATCAAAGCAGCGAACCCAGAACCAGGGTCTAAGGAAGAGTCAAAGTCGTTTGCTGGTCGTGTACCAAACCCACCTTTGTTTGCTGCACGTCCTAATGGTGGAAGAGTGGGGATGCTTTATAGGCAGTGTACACATGATTATAAAGTTATCCCTATTCAAAAGAAAATGCGTGAGTTACTAGGTGTTAAACCTAGGTACAGAGTACCTAAAGATAAAATTGTAGAACAATGGATTGGTATATCTACTGATGAAGCCATGCGTATGAAAAAAGCTAGAATGCCATGGTTGACATCTCGTTGGCCTTTAATTGAAATGAAAATGTCCCGTGCTGATTGTTTGCAATGGTACCGAGATATTAAAAAACATCCTATGCCAGGTAAATCATCGTGTATTGGTTGTCCTTATCATCACAATGACCAGTGGAAAAACATGCAGAAAAACTATCCTAAAGATTGGGAAGATGCATGTGATCTTGATGACAAAATAAGGCACGGATTAAAGAACACGGAGACAGAATTGTTTCTACATAAATCAGCTAAACCGTTAAGAGATATAAATTTTTTAGAACCAAAAGCTCAAGCTAATTTGTTTGGTGAAACATTTGATGAAGAATTTGCAGATGAATGTGAAGGTTTGTGTGGAGTATGATAAAAGCAGCGTGCGTCCAGGACCTGAATTTTTATGTTCAGAATGTAATACTTGGTTTAAAAAATTAATATACTGGAAAAGTAAAAAGTTTAACCCGGATCAACAATACCAAATGGTATTCTTATGTGGTCCAAAATGTGCAACGGAGAATTATGACAGAAATAATAGCTAAGATTCCTATACAAGATACAAGATTATTTTATAAAAAATGGAATAATTTTGAAAATTTAAACAACTTATTAAAAACAGAAATAGAAGCTGAAAGAGAAAAAGATCCAAAAGGATTACCAGCTACTAATGCTGGATGTTGGCGTAGCATGATGAAGTATAAATGCGAGGCAGAATTAATGAAACCAATTGGTATGATTATGTCAGCTTACATGGATCATTACTTTCCTAAAAGACCGATGGATGCAGCTATTAATTATTGGACAAATGTAAATGAAGTAGGAAGTAATAATATATTTCATACTCATTACCGCGCTGATGCAGATCTATCTGGCGTGTATTATGTACAAGGATTTAACACAGGTGTAATTAGATTTGCTACACACGAACAAATGTACAAAATGATTCCTGATCACATGCCATATTCTAATATGATGGGGCACGCTCCAAGCGATGGTGATGTATTATGTTTTCCTTCTTATCTTTTACACGACGTAGATACTAATAGAAGTAATAGACAACGAATTACTATAGCATTTAACGCTCAAATTAAATTTAAAGAACGTGATAATGTTATTAATATGCCCAATAGGAATAAAAATGACGAAACATTGGAGAAATAACGAGGAAATGGGGGTTTGGGACCCTGGTGAAAAAACGGCGGTTTTCCGCCAAATAAAAAAGCTCATATTTGCCCGCTATCGGGCTTTAAAGGAGTGGGCTGTGTGTTTGTACCCGGGTAAAAGACTTAAATGAGCGCAAAATACGTTTGGCAATGGTATTACGACTATGATTACTTAGGAGATAAGTATAAAGCAATTTATTTTGGTCCAAGGTTGGATTGGATGAATTTATTTAAGAGAAAGGAAAAGAAGAATGAGAAAAGTATGGACAGAAGAAGAAATAAAACAAGCAAAAGAATTAAAAAAGAAATATAGCGCATCACAGGTTGGATTGTATTTTGGTGTAACAAAAAATTCTATTATAGGATTGTTGTATAAAGAAAAATTAAAAGAAGGTTATGTGCCAGCTCCTGATTCTAAATACACTGTAAGAAAAAATTTATGATTCAAAGAAGATTAGATAGGTACTTACAAGTGTTAAATAATATTGATGGAGATCAAGATAAATTTTTATGGATTATGGATTATGGAAAAAATTCTAAACCCATGGAAAAAGAAAACAAGATTAAATCTTTTGAAGTTCCAGGTTGTCAGTCACAAACGTGGCTGGCACCGCACTTTATTGAAGATAAAATATATTTTACAGCTGACTCAGCTGCGTTGATTAGTAAAGGCATGGTCTGTATTATAGCAGACGTGTACAGCGGCGCGAGGGCCCAGGACATTAATAAGTTTGATCAAAAAGAATTTGAGAAAATGAATTTAGATTCATTGTTAACACCAGGTAGAAATAATGGTGTGCATAGTATGTTAAAGAAAGTTAAATTTTATGCCCGCTAAAGTAGGTTATTACAAAATTGAGGGTGGTTTATGGTATGAAGTTTGGAATGACGGAAGTTATCGTCCAACGTTATGGACTAAGATAGTACTCCTATTACCCAAAGTGTTCCGAAAAAAATATAAGCAAAAGTAACTGGTTCCATTACTTACGTTCTATAATCTTTTTTATTTTAAGTACACCTTCTAAGTCTGGCTCTAATTCTGCTATTACTTGACCACACTCATAGCGAATAACATTTGATCTGCTATCTGATAAGTTGCGCTCGCTTTCTCTTTTAACTTTAAGGCAATGTGATAGACCATCTGTCTTCATAAACCCGTCCATTGACCCGTTTACTATCATCATCATTGCGAATACTGTCTCAACCACCGCCATTTTGTCTTACCTTATCTTTTAGATGTTCTACGTCTGTTTGCATTTTTTCCACTTGTGATTTTAAAAAATCTATATTTATATTATTACTTTCAATAGATTGTATTTCTTTTTCCATAACTTCATTTTGACCGGCTAGAAACTCGATTAACATGTATAATTCTTGATTTACGGGTGTTTGCTCAGCTTTTTTTAACAAATCGGCTTCCATTAACTGTCTTGCAGTTTCAAGTTGGGTTAGCCTTTGTGTCAAATCACTATAGGCAAAGATCCCAATACCTATGGCCATAATTAGGCCAATTAAATTTCTCATAGGCATACTTATTGCTGTGTTATCCGATATTTTCATGACGCTCCTAATGGATTTTCTAAAGCACGTTTAATTCTTTGATCTATCTTCTCTTCTAGTTCTGATTGTGCTTCTTTTATATCAACTTCTAGTTTCTTCATGTCATCTTCTATATTTTTAATAGTTATTTTTAATTCTTGTGCATTATCTCTAGAGTCTTCTTTAGTTTGTTGTTCAACATCATTAACAATCTTTTCAACACGTCTAACGTCCTGCCTTAAATCATTCTTTAACTCATTAGCCACATCAGACACTAAACGGATTTCTGCCATCATCATTTCCATTTCTTGCATAAGCATATCAATCTCAGTCTGAATAAGTTCTGTCTTGCTAGACATTTCTTCTTTTGTAAGAGCAATGTTTTTATCAAACTCAGATAAATCTGGTGCTACA